CGCAAATAGTCTTATATGTATCCTCAGTAATGTCTGTTCTTTTTTCAGTTTCAATGAGAAGAACTTCTTTTGTTGCAAGTTGTTCGTAGGCAACAATGAACTTACAAATCTCTTCAAAAACTACCTTCTCATGGAGATTCTCGAAATATTCATTTTTAATAAAAGGAAGAACCTTTCTACAATAATCATTATTGAAAAGAAGATTCCTAAGAATAGTAGTTTCGACTTTTTCCATTAACCTCCGTATGAAAATTCTTTTTGTGCTGCTTCATCCAATGCTTGCATTACATCTCCAGTAAAATATTTTTCTGGATTGTCCATGATTGTTTTTCCGTATTGTGAAGTCCCATCTGGCATTTGGTATCTTGTACCAGACTTAGGAAAAATACCGTGTTTTTCGGCAAGGTCAAGGAGACCATAATACTTATCAAGTCCACGTTCATCATAATAGAGACGAACTTCTACAGTTTTATTCTCTTTACTTAGACGAGATTTGTGAGTAGTTGCCTTAATGATATTGCCAACTACTTCTGTACCGTCCTTCTCTTTCTTCTTAGAAAGATAGATGATTGTTGATGCTGCATACTTAAGACCAGAACCACCACTCATTTCTTTAGTTGGGACGTAAGAACCAACAACATCATAAGTGTGATTGGTGACAATCATTGGAATTTTTGCTTGTCCCAACTTCAAGGTTAGCATCCTAAATGCCCCTTTGACAAGTTGAGATTTTGTCATATCACGAACCTGCTTTTCATTTAGAGCATCATCAATTTCCTTTTCAGTAGAAAGCATCCCAAGAGAATCCAAAACAAACATACAAGGTTTGCGTTCTCCTTCTTTTTTCTTAAGATATAAATCCACTGCTCGAAGTGCTTTTGAACGAAATTCCTCAATAGTCACAACATTAACTACAACAATCCTATTAATATCCAAACCCCTACTTTGAAGTAAAGATTTAGTTACAGCAGCTTCAGTATCAAAGTAGAGACAATAACCATCGGGGTTATTATCAAGAAAATTCTTAACCACAGCGAGAGAAAAGAAAGTTTTTCCAGTACTAGACTCTCCAGCAATAGCAGTAATCTTATTCCCAGATACACCACCAAGTACACTACCTGAAACCAGTGCATTAAAAATGAATGAACCCGTGTCAACATAAGTCTCTGTTTCATCAATATCAGCAGCAAGTTGTGTATACTCACCACCAATCTCTTTTACAATATCTTTAAGAAAATCCATCAAGCTACCATCCCATATTCTTCACGTAAGATTTTTTTATAAGGAAGTCCCTGTTCTTTTAGTTCCTTCACAAGTTTAAGTTTTTGATATAAAGCAGTGTCTCCACCAAGAGCCATTGCTTTCACAATTGTATCTAATTCGTTATCGTTAATAGGCAAATCCATCAGGCAAAAAATGATTCTAGAGTAATTGTTTTTTCGACTTTCCATCCAATTGCATCAAGGATAACCTTCATCGGTTCCAAGAATGCTTTATTGAATTGTAATTCATAGTCGATGTATTTGTCCAATCCCAATTCCTTAGGAAACTCCTGAATATAGGAAATCACATTCTCTCGGATTGGATTGGGAAGTTTTAAATAGCAAAATTTAATTTTTTCACCATTCTGAATTGCTGCATACTTTTTATCAAGTTTCTTTTCCTTAATAAAGTGATTATACAGAAGGGCACCACGGACGTGAATTGGAGTTCCCTTTCCATAAATTGTTGCGTGTGCTTTATGCTTTACTACATCGGAAACAGTTCTTGGAAATGAGATTTGCTCTACAGAAAGATTAGTAAACTCTTTACGAGACCTTTCAATATAGTCAATCATATCATCTTCAGTCTTAGTCATAATGAGTTTAAGAGCATCCTTAATCATCTGACGACAAGGAGCAGGAGTAGAAGACTTAACTGCTTCCAGTCCCATAATCTTTAGTTTTGGTTGTTCATATCGAACACCTTCACTATCCCAAACATTAAGAATGTATCGTTTCTTGGCAGTCCAGATTCCACGGTCAGCAATATTCTCCCGTTTCATCTGCATCTTTTGTTCATACGCATTCACGTATTCCGCCAGTTCTTGGTAAGCACTTTCAATATAAGGCTCAAGTTCCATTTTACACAATTTGTCAAGGAACGAGACAACTTTCTCACGAGTCTCCTCTCTTCCCTTGTATACACCTTTAACCAAAGGACCCATATTAAGATAAATGGAGTCAGTATCAGAAGCAATGACATAATCTACGTCTTCAGTTTTCAATACTTTATTTAGATACTTGTTCATTTTTCCTTCAATCCAACGGATTGATACTTGCCCAGACAAAGTAATTGCCTCAGCATTTGCTAGTTTATAGTATCTAAAGTATTGGTTTCCGATGGCACCATAGGCAGAGTTAAGAGAAATCTTCTTTGCCATCTGGATATTATTGCAACGAGCAATCTCCTTTTCCAATTCTTTAGTTGGAGTTTTTTCATATTCTTTTTTTGCTTCAATCATCTTCTTCTTGAAGATAACTCGGTCCCCATACATTTTTTCCATCAACTCAGGAAGAAATCCCTTTACATCCTTACGATACATTGCACCATTAGCACAAACTGCATAATCTTTATACAGTTCAAAATTTATTTGTTCTTCAAGGATTCTATCAACAGTTGCTTGTGGATGTTTCTCTTCGAGGAGTGTTTCTGGAGAAATGTTATATTGCATAATAAGATGAGGATACAGAGAATTGAGGTCAAAACTGACCACCCAATCATATATCCCAGGAATTGGTTCCTTAACATATGCCCCCGCATATTTTTCATCTTTTGATGATTTATCTTTTGGAGGAATAACAATGTTACGTTTCTTAAGATAGTTGTAAATAATTGCATCCCAGGTTCTTACCTGAAAAAACACATCATTATAGTTAACCTTGGCATCATATGCCATAGTCAAAAGCAACTCAATGAGTTTCATCTTGTCTTCCAATTGGTCCACAAGTTCAACGTCTTTGATGTTGTAGTCTACAAACTTTTGCCAATCTTTCGTATAGAAATCTCGGAAGGTATCAAACTCAGAGTGGTCAAGTTTTTTCTGTCCCAGTTCCACAAATGCAATGTGGTCAAGTCGATATGATTCCTGGTTTGTATAAGTAAATTTCTTATACAAATCAAGATAATCAATCACAGATACACCAGCAATTTCATAAGAAATTTGCTCTCTACCCTGAATCACAAGTTCTTTTCTTCGAATATTTTTCCACGGAGAAAGACGACGTGCTTCCTTCTCTCCAAGAATCCTTTCAATACGTCCAGCAATATATGGAATATCGTACAACTCACAGTTCCATCCAGTGATGGCATCTGGAGTATTCTGTTCCCAAAAAGCAAGAAACCGATGAATTAAATCTATTTCATCAGAACATTTTACATATGCAAGGTCTTTGCGAGTATTATTATATTCTCTGGAATTAGCAAAGCAAATAATCTGTTTTGTCGCATAGTTTTGAAGAGTAATCGTCAGAATTTCTTCAGCACAATCAAAAACATTTGGGAATCCACTTTCAGCAGATACCTCAATGTCAATTGTAAATAATCTGATTTTTGAAATATCAAATTTGATTTCTTCTTCTGGGTATTTGTCTGAAATGTACTGTGCTTTATAGTTGTCATTACCATAAACAACAAACCCATCAACCTTAGAGTATTTTTCCAGAAATTCCTTACATTCCGAAATCTTTCCAGGTTGAATAGGTTCTACTGGGCATCCATCCAACGTTCTATATTTTGTTTTTTTCTTTGAAGGCACAAATAAAGTAGGTTGATAATCCTCTTCTATTTGAAAGTATTCACCGTTGTCATAACCACGGACCAACATTTTATTAAATTTTTCATAGACGTTGGTGTAAAATCTCATTGCGTAAGTTCTAAATAAGTTTCTAGAAGTTCTTCTTTAGGGTCAATAATAGTCAAAATTTTATCTGAACTTATCATTAGTTCATTGGAATCTGTATAGTTTCCTATCCATGGAGATAATTTTCCATCTTCAGAAAGGACGAATGGATTTACCAATTTGCAGTCTGGTTGTCCCAAGTCCACAACTAATTCTTCAATTTCAGATATCAGGAATGTATTGTTCATTAAGAGAATCAACA